GCCTCGGCATCGACGCGATAGAAGCGCTCCGTCACGCGCGGAATATGCTCTTCGGCGATGCCCGGCCCATAGTCGCGCACCGTCACCTCCGCCTCGCGCTTGCCGCCCGAGGAAACGACCGAGAGCGAGATGTCGACGCGACCGCCCGACTGGCCGTATTTGCAGCCGTTCTCGATCAGGTTCTCGAACACCTGGAAAAGCTGGTCGCGGCTGCCCGGCACCGTGACCGCATCGGCGGTGAAATCCTTCCGGATCGTCACCCCCAGTTCCGTGGCGAGCGGGTTCAGCGCGTCGATGACGGAACCGACGACCGTCTTGAGATCCACCGTCTCGCCATCGCCCACGAATGGCGTCATCTCGATGCGCGACAGCGACAGGAGGTCGTCGATCAGCCGGGCCATGCGCAGCGTCTGGCTGTGCATGATGCCGAGGAAGCGCTCGCGCGCGGCCGGATCGTCCCTGGCCGGGCCGCGCAGCGTCTCGATGAAGCCGGAGATCGTCGCCAGCGGCGTGCGCAGCTCGTGGCTTGCATTGGCGATGAAGTCGGCGCGCATGCGGTCGATGCGGCGGGCCTCGCTCTGGTCCCTGAAGATGATGACATTGAGCGCGCTTCCTTCGCCGACGGGACGCCCGGTGATGCGGAACAGGCGCTCGATCGGCAGGCGTTCGGCATATTCGATCGTCTCGGGCGATCCGCCTTCCAGCACCTGCTTGATGAGCGCCTGCATCTCGGGCGCGCGGAAACGCAGCTGCAGGTCGATGCCGGGCTGGATGCCGGCAAAGGCGAGCTGCGCCGGCGCATTGGCGTGCACGACCTCGCCGCGCCGGTCGAAGACGATCAGCGGGTCGGGCACGGCCGCGGCGAGCCGTTCGCCGGAAAGCCCTTCGAGCGCGGAGGCCGCCGCCTTGGCCTGGCGCGCGGCGGCGCGCTCCACCTGGCTGCGCCGCGGCGAGAAGAGGGTCGCGGCGAGCACCAGCACGAAGCCCGCCGTCGCGATCCATCCGTGCCGCGTCGAGAGGGCGGTCGCCGTCAGCGCCACGGCGGCGGCCACGAGCGTCCAGCTCGCATGCCACAGTCGCGCGCCGATCCTTGCCCCCAAGCCCCCCGCCTGATCCTCAGCCATCGCCTGCCTTCCCGCTCCGCCATCCACTTGTCGCCGGTTCCGCGCCACCATAGCATCGGCGATGAAACGGAATGCAACGCGACGGACGGAAATCATGGGTCAAGCGCAGGATACCGGTGGCGACAAGCCCGTCTCCATCAAGATCAATGGCAAGGAACGGGTGTTCGATATCGACGACCCGAAACTGCCCGGCTGGGTGAAGGACAAGGCGCTGTCATCGGGAGGCTATCCCTATGACAAGAAGATGAAAAAGGATGTGTACGAGCAGGAGCTGGAGGTCCTGCAGGCGGAGCTCGTCAAGCTCCAGAGCTGGCTGCAGGCAAGCGGCGAGCGTGTCGTCGCCCTGTTCGAGGGCCGCGATGCCGCCGGCAAGGGCGGCACGATTTTCGTGCTGCGCCAGTACATGAACCCGCGCACGGCGCGCAACGTCGCGCTGCCCAAGCCCACCGAGACCGAGCGCGGCCAGTGGTATTTCCAGCGCTATATCGCGCATTTCCCGACCGCCGGCGAGTTCGTCACCTTCGACCGCTCCTGGTACAACCGCGCCGGCGTGGAGCCGGTCATGGGCTTCTGCACGCCCGAACAGCAGCAGAAGTTCCTCGACGAGGCGCCGCAGTTCGAAATGTCCATCGTCAATGACGGGATCAGGCTGTTCAAGTTCTGGCTCGATGTCGGGCAGGAGGCCCAGCTCGAGCGCTTTCACGACCGTCGGCACAGCAGGCTGACGAGCTGGAAGTTCTCGCCCATCGACATTGCCGGCATCGCCAGATGGGACGCCTATTCGCAGGCGCGCGACCTCATGTTCGAGCGCACCCACACGCCCTATGCGCCGTGGACAGTCATCCGCTCCAACGACAAGCGCCGCGCCCGGCTGGCCGCCATCCGCCACATCCTGCTCGCGCTTCCCTATGCAGGCCGCGACGATGCGGCGGTGGGCAGCCAGGACCCGGCCATCATCTTCGAGGCATCGGCCTTTCCGGAAAAGTGACATCGGGCGCTCATGCTCGCCCTTGACACCGCGCGCCGATCTCGTTGATGAATGACGGGCGTGCGGGCGTAGTTCAATGGCAGAACGGCAGCTTCCCAAGCTGCATACGAGGGTTCGATTCCCTTCGCCCGCTCCATCTTGCTCCACAAGGGTTTACGCAGCGTCTAGCCCGCACCTTTCGCAGACGGTTTTACAGGAAGTTTTACAGAATCTGTTCGCCGTTTGGCCTTTCGAAGCTGCCGGATCGTCTCCAGCGTGGCGGCCTTGCGGGCCACATAGCGGCGGATGATGCGTTCTACGGTCGTCTCTTCCCACGCCATGATTTCGGCAATGACTCGCGTCGAGAGGCCGGCGAGATAGAAGCGCGTGACCGCAGTGCCGCGCAGGTCGTGGAAATGCAGGTCGCGATTGTCGAGGCCGGCGTCGATCTTCGCCTTGTTGAACGAGCTGCCAAGGCCGTTCTCCGTCCAGGGACGCTCTCGCGACGAGGTCAACACGGCGGTGGAACGCCGCGGAATGCGCTTGAGCAGCGCGCGCAGATCGTCATGCAGCGGAATCACTGCCTCTCGCTTATGGCGGCTCTTGCCGGTCGTCAGGATGATCTCGTCCTCGTGGACGTGCGACCACGAAAGCCGCACAAGGTCGCCCATGCGCAGACCGGTGTTCGCTGCGAGCTGGACTGCCCATTTGATCTCGTCAGAGGATGTTGCTTCGATCTGGGCGATGTCGGCCTCGGTCCATATGATTTCCGACCTGTCTGCATCGTACAGATGCTTGATGCCTTCGCACGGATTCGCGACGAGCTTGCCCTGCGGGTCGACGCCATGGGCGCAGACGCGCGAGAGGACCTGCATCGCATAGTCTGCATTGCGCGGAGTGGCGGCATAGGTGCCGCGCCACTTGCGGATCACCTGCCGGATGCGCTCGGTGCGGTTGAACTGCGCGATGCGCAGCTCGCCGAAATGATCCTCGATCCGGTCGAGCCAGCGGCTCCAGTTGCGCTTTGTCGAGGCCGCCAGCTTCGTGTAGTCGGTGCTGGCCCTATAGGCCTTTACCACGGCACGGAAGCGATCAGGATCAGGAGCACGATGGTCCTCGATCGCCTGATAGTAGGCGCGCATGAAATCCGAGGTACCGGGCGCGTCGGCGGAATCGACGCGCGGTCCGCCACGCCATGCGTAATAGTAGACGCGCCCCTTGGCCTTGACCGTGTGCAGGCCCTTGAGATCAACCATAACCATGCTTCGCCTCGAACGCCTTCAACTCGCGATCGAGGTCATCATCATCATCGCCGGGCGCCTTCGTAAAGTGCCAGCGCTGCGTGCCGTCCGGCCGGATATCGAGCGACACGGGCTTGATGCCGGCGGAACGCAAGGCGGCAAGCGCCGTCTTCAGGTCAGCCTCACGGACGGCGGGGCGTCGGCTCACAGCAACCTCCCGCCTTCGGCCGGCCGCGCGCAGGCGGGGCAGGTGTGGGTGAACGGCTCGTCGCGCGCGGCCTTGCCTGCTATGCGCGGCGGCCGGCCGAAAAGATCGGACGTGCCGCCGGCATCGTCTTTCGGTGCAGCCTTGCGGATGATCCAGCCTGCCGCCCTTGCGTCGGCGATCATGACGCTCCAGTCCTCGTCGGCATAGGTGTTGGGATAGCTGGCGGGGCAGGCGTCGCAGCAGATCTGATTGCGGCCGTCGTGGCGGGTGATGGTCATAGCGCCGGCACCTCGCCGATCTGTGGCATGCCGTTGTGCTCGACGCCATCCAGCTTTCGACCGCTTCGTTTCTTGCCCAACCAGTAGAGGTCAGGCTGATCATCCCGATGCATTTCCTCGCTGGCCCTCGGGGTTAGCGTGCCAAATTGCCATTTCGGCCGATGCCAATCATCCGACCACAGCCTAGCGATCCGTTCCGTCCGTGTTGCCGCGAAGCTTGCGCATTCGCCGGGTGCCCATTCCCCCCATTGCTTGAAGAAAAATGGAACATCGGCAGATTCGCACTGGTCGCGGATCTGGCGCGCCCAGTCCGGATGCATCGGCCGGGCGCCAGGACCGCTCTCGCCGCCGACGATGATCCAGTCGAGCTTTTCGTGGCCACGTGAGATTGGATTGGGGCCGTCCGGATTGTCGTGCCACCAGTTACCGCGCAGCGCGTCGATGAACTTGTGGCCATTGCAAAAGTCATCGAACTGGATCGGCCCAAGCAGCGGCTCTGCCGATACAAAGCGGATCGCTGCCGGCGTTGCCAAGAGATCGGGGATGCGCTCGTCGGCGCGGGCTTGATCCTCAACCGAGACGCCAAGCCAGACGTTGGGGAGGGGACGGCGCGGCCATGCTGGCCTGCCGACTAGCAATCCTTCCTGTGTCCAGAATCGATCGTGATCCGGAATATCCAGGGTATCAATGGCGTGCTCGATCTGATGCCAGCGATCGTCGATGCCGGCAGGCTGCGCAGGCACGGTGAGTGTGTCGTCGACACGGAAGGCCGGTTTTGCCGGGCGCTGCCATGTCTCGGCAAAGTAGGCTCTCATCCGTGCGCTGCGCTTCGTCAGCACCTGGTAGGTGTGCCACGGCGTAACCGCCATGACGGCGAAGACGCGGTCGATCCACTCGTCGGGCACGTCCTCGTGGAACAGGTCGCCGTGGGCGCAGACGAAGATCATGCGCGGGCGCTTCCAACAAAGGGGCTGGTCGAGCCACTGCTCGTTGAGCCGAACCTTGTTGTTCCAGACGGGCCCAGCCTTTGTGTCGATCGTCAGGCCGGCGCGGCTGGGGTGATGCTTCAGCCGCGTGCCAGCGAGCTTCATCGCATAGCAGTTGGTGCAGCCGGGTGAGACGATCGTGCAGCCGGTGACCGGGTTCCACGTCGCATCGGTCCATTCAATGCTGGAGTGATCAGCCATGACCGCCGACCTCCGCCATTTCGATGTCGAGCGCAGCGCAGAGATCACGCACAGCCTGCGCCCGGTCCTTCTCGGCACGGCGCTTCTGGTTATCGTTGGTGCGCGGGTCGAACAGGTCGGCGAGCGCGCGCAGGTATCTGGCCGCTGCGCGGCCGTCGAGCTCGGCCAGTTCGGCTGTCCACACGCCCATGCCGATGATGACGAAGGATGCGCCGGTGGCGTTGATCGCCTCGGCGCCGGTCTGCGTCACGGCAAGCAGATGCCGGTGAACTGTGTCGAGGATTTCGTTCGCGTGCTCGGGCGCGGGCGAGCGGACTGGCTTGCGCGGATCATTCATCGCGTTGCACCTTTGGTTGGAATATCGAGACTGGCGAGAAGGTTGCGGCAGTCGGCCCAGCGGGCGTGGCCCGTCCATGCGGCGAGGAATTTTGTCAGCCGCTCATGGTCGCCGGCGGCGCGGTAGGCGCGGATCTTGCGCCGCGCGCGGGTGACGCTGTCGCGGCGCAGCAGCTTGTGGCTGGGCCAGATGCGATAGCCGAGGAAGTTCACGCCGCGCGCGACGGGCTGGATCGACCATTTCGAGAAGCGCAGGCCCAGCCGTTCGCGGGACAGCGCCTCGATGGAGCCGCGCACCAGCCGCAGATGGTCAGGGCTGCGGCCGAGGATGACGATGTCGTCCATGTAGCGGAACCAGTGGCGCTCGCCGAGATCCTGCTGAAGGTGACGGTCGACCACGCCGCCATAGACATTGGCGAGGATCTGCGACAGCAGGTTGCCGATGGGCAGGCCTATGCCGTCGCGGGGCAGCATCGCCTCGATGAGGCGCCGCGTGGCGCGGCACGAAACCTTGGCCTCGATCAGGCGCCACAGCACCGCCCGGTCGACCGAGGCGAAGTAGCGCGAGAAGTCCGTCTTCAGCGCATAGAGGGGCTCGCCGCCGCGCGTCAGGCGCCGCAGGTCTGCCTGCAGCGCGACGACGCCGGCATGCGTGCCCTTTCCCGGTCGGCAGGCGAAGGTGCGCGGCAGAAGGGTCGCCTCGAAGATCGGCCCGATGACGGCGCAGAGCGCGTGCTGGGCGACACGGTCGTGAAACGGCAATGCCGATATGGTGCGCAGCTTCGGGTCGAAGATCTGGAACTCATGCGGCTCGCCGGGGCGATAGGCGCCGCTCGCCATGTCGTGCGCCAGCAGCGTGAGGTTGAGTGCGGAAAACTCCTTGAAGTCGAGATAGCCGTCTGTGAGACGCTTGCCGTTGGCGGTGCGCCGGAACGCCTGCAGCATGTTCTCGTCGCTGGTGATGCGACCGATCAGATTGCGGTATTTGCGTGCCATGTCGGCCCTCACGATAGGAAAGCCGGTCGCGGGTCTCGACGGGCGGTGCCCGCTACGCCCCGCTGTACCGGACCGTGCAATGTATTCGCCGAAGCCGGACGGCCGGGCTGACCACCCACGGACGCGAACGTCCCGGATGAAGGGCCGACGGGGCCGTGACCGCCGCCGAACCGGAAAGGGGTCGTCACTGCGGCCGCGCGCGCCGATATCGTCGTTCGAGTTCTCCGGCCAGTTGTCGAGGTTCGCCTGCCGCGAGCCGGCGTTGCCGTCGTTCAGCCAGGAGCCGCCGAAGATGGAAGCGCCCCGCATCATTTCCCCGCCCGTCCGCCGCCCTTCGCGGTCGCGATCCACTTGCCGAGCATCCCGCCCGCCTCGGCCAGCCGCGCGAGCGCGACCACTTCCTGTCGGCGGGTGATGATCTTCAGCTCGGGATGCGCCGCGAAGCGCAGCCAGAAACGCAGCGTCGCCATGTTGGCATCGGCCGCGTAAAGTCGCGAGGGCTGGCCGGACTTGGCCGCCTCGTAGAAGAGCCCGACCTGATCGAACATGACGGTCATGATCCGGTCGCGCACATTGCCGTGCTTGCGCGGGCAGCGTTGCAGGATCGGATAGAGATAGGTCACCACGTCCTCGTACTTCTCGATGATCGCCAGGCCCCTCGGGGTGCTGTTCTGGTCGCGGATGATCGTCATGGCCGGATCGGTCGGGCTGGATGCCTGCGCTTCCGCGCAGGCTAGGCAAGCGTCAGGTGGTCACTGCGGCCGCGCGCGCCGATATCGCCGCTCGAGTTCTCCGGCCAGAAGCCGAGGAACGCCTGCCGCGAGCCGGCGCGGCCGTCGAGCAGCCAGGAGCCGCCGAAGAGGGAAGCGCGGGGGTCGTCCGGATCGCCGTCGGTTCCCCACTGCCACATCGTGCCTGTGGCGCCGAACAGGCCGTAGCGGCTGATGAAGCGGGCGGCGTCGCTTGACAGGTCGCCAGTGGTTTCCGGCTCGACATCGAGCGCCTCGCGCTCCTTCACGCCGTAGGCGGCGGCGAAGAACTCTTCCGCTGTGAGCAGCCGCTTGCCGTGATAGGCGTAGATGGCCTGTGCCGTGGCAAAGTCGAGCTTTTTCACCTTGCCTTTGCCGTCGGTCGCCTGCGGCAGGCTTCGCCCGTCGGCGATGGTGGCGCCGCACCGGCTGGTGCCGGCGTCCATGTGGTTCGTGCCGAGCAGGTAGATGTCGGCCCAGAAGCGACCATCGACCAGCGCCATAGCGCGTGGATCAAGGCAGGCGGGACGGAAACCGGCATCCCAACAGGAGAAGGGATTGATGGACGGCTTGTCGTCGCCGCCGGCGCGCGCCGGTGCGTTGCTGCCGGGCGCATAGTGGAAGCCTCCGATGGCGTCGGCCGGCAAGGCGTCGCGGCAGTCGACGGCCACCGGCTGGCCGGCCTCGATCGTCACGGCATAGTCCGTGCCGGGCGCGAGCTGCGGCAGGCGGATGGCGGTCTCGGCATCGGAGCTGTGCTCGCCGATCGTGGTGCCGGCGCGCAGCGCGATCCGGTCGCGATCGTTGACGATGAAGATGGACTGGTCTGTGACCGTGCGGCGAATCCGCAGCGGCGCCGCAAGGGTTGCGGTGGTCATGATGGGAATCCTTCCGATGGATTGAGGGGTGGCGCCTGCGCTTTCGCGCAGGCTAGGCAAGCGTCAGGTGGTCACTGCGGCCGCGCGCGCCGAAATCGCCGTCCGAGCTCTCCGGCCAGAAGCCGAGGTACGCCCGCCGCGAGCCGGCGAAGCCGACGGGCAGCCAGGAGCCGCCGAAGATGGAAGCGCGTGGGTCGTCGGGATGGCCGTCGGTTCCCCATGTCCACATGTTGCCGGTGGCCTGCATGATGCCCCATCGGCTGGTGCGCGGCGCGTCCAGGCCGGTCACCTTCGGATCGCGTCCGGCTGCGCTGCGTTCGGTGACGCCATAGGCGGCGGCAAAGAACTCCTCGGCGGTCAGAAGCTGCTTGCCGTGGGCGGCGAGCACCACCCTGGCGGTCTCGAAGTCGAAGCGTGCATATTCGCCGCCGGCGATCTTCTGCGGTGTGTCGTTGCCGTCGGCGATCGTGGTGTTGAAACGACTGGTGCCACCGGCATGAACCGCCGCTGTGAGATAGATGTCGCACCAGAAGCGGCCGGCGACCAGCGCCATGCCGCGCGGGTCGGGGCAGGCGGGACGGAAGCCCGCATCCCAGCAGGAGAAGGGATTGATCGCCGGGACATCGTCACCGCCCTTCGTGCCGTCGGCGCCGCCGCCCGGCGCGAAATGGAAACCGCCGACGGTGTTTTCGGGCGCGGCATCCGGGGCGATCCGGGCCGACGGCTTGCCGGCGTCGAGCGTCACGGCATAATCGGCGCCGGCCACGAGCTCTGGTAGGTCGACGGGTGTCTCGTCGCGGAAGGCGGTTTCGCCGATCGTGGTGCCGGCGCGGATGAAAAGCTGGTCGCGGCCCTCGACGCGGAAGACGGGCAGGGCAGCGATGGCGCGGGCGATGGCGAGCGGCGGCCTGGTGACTGCGTTCATGGCAGAAGTCCTTTCAGGGGGTGGAGCAGCGACAGCCAGCAGGCGGCTGTGCCGAGGAACAGGAGGCAGGCGACAAGGATACGCTCGGCCCAGCGCCGCGGCTTGCGCTGCGGCGGGCCATAGCGGTCGAGGTCGAGCAGGTAGTCGAGCGGTTCACGCGCGGGCAGGGGCTCGCGCGAGGCGGGGCGGTTGAGGCGGGGGCTCATGGCTGCGCCCGCAACTCTTGCAGGACCTCGTCGGGGCTGATGCAGATCCTGTCGGCTAGGAGGGCCATCAGTTCCGGCTCCTCGCCGTCCTGCGTAAGAATGATCGTGCGCTTCCCGGCGCCCGCCATCCACCCGAGTTCAAGATGCGCGGAGCGGCCGCAAGGCAGGACGAGCAAGCCCGTGTCGGCCCAACGCATCGCTGCAAAGTCCGCGTTAAAGCCCTGTGCAGCACGGGGGTGGGTCAGCAGCGAATGCCGATATTCCGCCGCGGTGCACGACTTCGCGTCGAGCCCGATTTCGCTCCATGCGAAACCTGTCGAATGGGGTGGATTGCGGAAGTCATAGACCTGGTGGCCGCTCTGTCTGAGAAGATCGACCATCCATGGCTGGTGCGGATTGCGCCACGACGAGGCAAGATAGATGCGGGCCATCACGCCACCCCGCAGCTTGCGCCCATGCGGGCGAGGGCCTCGATGGTCAGCATCGTGGCGGTGCCGAGCGAGGCGCTGACGGCGAGCCAGATGACGATCTCGGCGAAGGGGGTGGAGAGTGCCGCGCCTGCGGCGGCGCGGTCTTTCGCGGCGCGCAGGGCGGCGCCGTCGAAGAAGGGGCCGGGGCCGAGGGGCGCCGAGGGCATGCTTGCGGATGGGGAAGATCGGGCGTGCATCACTGCCTCCAATTGACAGCCGCGTGAGCGGTCTTCACGATCGGCTTCGGGATTTGCGGGGGAAGCCATGACCGGACTGTCGGACTTCAAGCTGCTCGACGAGTGGTACAAGGCCGTCATCGCCGCCGGCGCCGTGCTCGCGGTGCCGGCGATCACCGTCCAGAACGGGCCCGCGCTCACCTTCGCAACCGGCCTGCTGCTTTTCGGCATTGGCGAGTTCATCAACCATCCGTTCCGCACGACTCTGGTTCGGGACGGATTGACTACCGGGGTCATCAGCGGCCGGAAGCGTAGTTCGAAGCCGTTCGGGCTGGCGCTCGATGTTGTCGGACTCGGCCTCTGCATCTGGGGACTCGCCCGCATTCTGATGCTCTAGCGGTTGAAAGCTCAGCCCTTCGGGGAGCACGACCAGACCTTCACCACGCTCGAGCGCTTGCCGCGCGTGTTCGATTTCGCTCGCGATGCGCGTCGCCCAGCGCCATGCTCTGCGCTGATGCCAGCGATCGAGGATAGCGAACGCGCCGAGCGCGACGGGAAATGCCAGCAGAAAGATGATGACACCAAGGGTGCTCATTGCCGCTATGCCAACTGGCGGACGGCGCGGGCGCGGGCGAGGTCGGCGGCCTCGGCCGCATGCGTCCGGATCTCGTCGCGCGTGAAGTCGGAGTTTTCGAACAGTGCGTCGGCGGTGACGGCAGTGCCGTTCATGCCGAGCTCGACGATCTTCGCCGTCATGCGCTCGAGGAGCGGCTCTGCCGGCGGCGGGGCGTAGGTGGCGCCGTCACGGCGCGGCGTGACGGTGTACTGGCTGCGGATCATGGGTTTCACTCCATCGCGGGATTGCGATGGAGTGAGTTAATGTGCCTTACTCACATCCATGTCAACTAGAAATGTGAGAAAATCACATTATGACGCTTTGAGACGTAGTCGGCCCTGCAAGCCGCCTTGCTTTCCAACCCGGTTCATCTGGGCTCGCGGGAAGGCAGCAAATATCTCCCCGATCCACGCGAGGGTGACGTTTTCTATAGGAGCGGAGTTGAAAGACGAAAGGGTGACGGTGCCTGGCGCGCCACGCATGATCGTCTTGATGAAGCGGCGACCGTCCTCGGTACGAACGGCGGCATCTTCACCATAGAATGATTCAAGCGGTCGCTTCTGCTCGCGATAGACGACTATAACGTGGCCGTCCTTGTAGACAGGAAGCATCGAATCGCCGCGCACGACGAAAGCGATCATGTCGGGCGGCATGGGAAAGGGGATATCGATCTGGTCCAACCCTTCGGGTGGTACCTGTTCCCATTCCGGTTCCACCTCGGCGCCAGCTCCCAGATATCCCATGATTGGGACAGAAGTCGTCCTTCCGTCACCTTCGCCAGTGAGCAGCCATGCCTCGCTCACTTTGAAGGCTTTGGCATAGGACTTTGCAGCCCTAGTGATTCCCGTCTGTCCGCGCTCGTGCTGCGAATATGTGGTGTAGTTGAAGCCAAAGCGCTCCGCGGCTGCTTTAGCGGTCGGAAAGCCAGCCTTTTCACGTGCCTGCCTGAGGCGCGCCGCCTGCTCATCGATGCGTGAAATATCCATGATGTTAGTTTTTCACACTTTTGGTGTGGGTTTCTGCTTGACAACTCGGTGTGTCTTTCTCACACATAGCCGGCATGGAAGATGACCGCATTGATGTACGGGCTCTGCGCGAGCGCCTAGGATGGACCCAGCAGCAGCTCGCGGAGCATTGCTGCACCGACCGCTCGACCGTTTCGCGCTGGGAACAGGAGCCCCCGGCGAAGGGGCCCGCCCTCGTACTGCTGCGGCAGCTTCGCGATAGGATGAACGGATTGGAGGCCGCAGAATGACCGGCTTCCGCGAGTCGTATTCCCAGAACTCCCCCCACCGTACCGCGTCGTCTGGTGCGGCACCTGCCGGCGCGGCGCTCCAGACCCCCCTCAAGGCCGCGCCGGCATTTTCCTTCGATGGTGACGACCTCACCGACCTGCCGCCGTTCGAGCGCGCGGCAGGGAACCGTTTCGTGCAGGGTGGAGAAGCAGCATATCGCATGGCTCATAACCATGAGATCGCCGGTGCGAGTCCGGCCCCTGCAACCAGTGCCACAACCTGCGAGCCCAGCATGGGGCGGGAGGGGATGCCATCGGGTCTCCTCCCGCTGCCGCAGGCGCCGCCCTGATGTGATGTGTTCGCGGGTTTTCATGCCCGCTTTGTGAATCGATCCAGCCTTTCCCGCCACGGGAAACGACGCCGGGATTTCCCGGCGCGGGAATGCTTTTGCGCCGAGAGGAGGCCGACCCATGGATGCCATGTCCGAACCCCGCGAGTTCACGCCGCGCTGGCAGCTTCGCCTGCATGCGGCGCAGACCGACCTGATCGACGCCTATGGCGGCTGCAAGCGCGTGGTGGAGAAGTTCTCCATCTCGCGCAGCCAGGTGGGGCGCTGGTATGGCGGGGTGGACCGCGACGACATGCCGACGCCCGTCGTGATGGCGATGGAGGGCTATGTCGGGCGGCCGATCGTGACCGCCGTGATGAACGAATTTCTCGGGCTGGAAGTGTCCGGCGCGAGCGCGCGCGACGACATGGCGGCCTGCCTCTCGGCGCTCAATGCCGATCTCGTCGAGGCGGCCGGCAACATGATGGTGGAGACGGTGCGCGCCAAGGCGGACGGCATCGTGACGCCGGCCGAGGCGCAGATCCTGCGCGACATGTCGCGCAAGGTGGAGCGCATCCGCGCCGACATCGACAGCCGCCTTGCCGCCTTCGGGACCGGCGAGGGCCTGCGCGTGGTGTCGGGGACGTGAGCGATGTTTCCCTCGGCCGACCAGATCGCCACGGCAATCGTGGCCGCCTGCCGCCTGACGGGCGACCTGCCCATCGCGACATGCATGCGACAACCGTCGCGGGCGCGCGCCGTGGCGATGGCCGCGCTGATGGAAGGCGTTTCCGGAGGCGCGGCGCGTGGGCATCGCGCGCTGCTGCGGGCTTGCCACGCCGGCCAATGTCAGCCCGATCCTCGCCAATGCCCGCGCCGCCAAGTGGTGGCGCGAGGACTGGGTAGAGGAGGTCGTCGGCGCGGTGGTGGCCGACCGATACGGGGAGCAGGCGCAGTGACCCGCCGCCCGAACCATTCATTCGCCGCCGGTCTCGCGCTCGGGCTGCTGCTCGTCGCGGTGAACCTGGCCGGCGCCTATGCCCTGGGAGTGTGGGGATGAGCGACGCCGTCGTCACAGCCGATGCTTCCGGCCTGCCTGAAATGGTCGAGCGGGCGCGCGCGCTGCTGGACGAGGGCGACGTGATCGCCGCACGGTTGCTGGCGGCGGGCGCCTATGAACAGGCCAAGGGCGCGGCGCATCTGGCTGCACGGTTCGGCGCAGCCGACCGGCTGGTAGCGAAGGCGCGGCGGCTTCAGGGCGATGCGCTGCTGATCGAAGCCCGCGCCAAGATACGGATCGCGGCCGAATATGACGCCGCGCAGGCGCGCGGCGAGGTTGCCAAGGGCCGCCCGAAAAGTCTTCCCGACGGGAATACTTCGGCGACGGTCGAGGAGATCGGCCTGTCGTCGAAGGAAATCCACGAGGCGCGCAAGCTGGCGGCGGCCGAGGCGCGGGCGCCCGGCATCGTCGAGCGCGCCATTGCGGCGCGGATTGCCGCCGGTCTGGAGCCTTCGCGCTCTAATCTGCGCGCCGCTGTCGGCACCGCCAGCGCCACGAAGGAGGAGCGGGGGCACAATCTCTACGAGACGCCGATCGAGGCGATGCGCATGCTGCTGGCGCGGGAGCGCTTCTGCGCGCGCATATGGGAGCCGTCGGTGGGGCGTGGCGCGATCATGCGACCGCTGGAGGACGCCGGCTACGACGTGGCGATCTCCGATCTCGTCGACTACGGCACGGCGACGCGGCATGGCGAAGTGCAGGGCGTCAGCGACTTCCTCGCCGGCCGCGCAAGCCCGGCCGCGCCGGATTTCGACATCGTCACCAATCCGCCCTATGGCGGCGTGCTCAACGCCTATGTGGCGCATGCGCTGCGCGAGCACCGGCCGCGCAAGATGGCGCTGTTGCTCAACCTCAACTTCCTCGCCGGGTTTGACGATCAGGACCGATGCTTCGCGCTCGACGAGTGTCGTCCGGCGCGCGTGCTCGTCTTCACCCGCCGCCTGCCGATGATGCACCGCGACGGCTGGGACGGGCCGGAAGCCTCCAGCCGCATGAACGCGGCGTGGTTCATCTGGGAGCGCGATGCGGCGGGCGCCTATGCCGGCGCCTTCGAGGTGCAGCGCGTCGACTGGAAGGACTTTGAGGCGGCGCCCGCGCTGCCGCCGCTCACCGATGACGAGACCCCGCCTGCTGCAACCTCCTCCCTGCGGCAGGCGGATCAGGCCGGGGCCGTGGAACCTCCTCCCTCCACGGCTCCGGCCGCATGCCTCGTGTGGGATGAGCCTCGGGCTGGCGGCAGGATCGTCGCCAAGCTCGGCTCAGTCGAGGTCGGCGCGGTGTTTCCAGCGGAGAAGGGCTGCACCTGGTCGTTCTGGCTTGGAAGCGTGAGCGGACCTCACAAGAAGGCGCGAACGATCGAAGCCGCGAAGGCGGCGATCGCGAAGGCATTCACTGAAAAGACGGGGCTTGCCGCATGACGAGCTTCCGCGATCCGCTCACCGCCTTCGGCTTCTTCCTGCTGGCGCTGTTCCGGCGACGGCCGAGGCCAGCACTACCGGCCGACGACACGCCGGCTCAGTTTGCCGCCTTGCAGGCGGAATTGCGGCGAAGGCTGGAGGGCGGTGATGGCTGACTTCCGCTTCGACCAGTTCGGCGACGCGCTGCATGCCCGGCTTGAGCAGCTCGGCTATTCCTTCACCCGCGCCACCGAGAAGTGGCCGGATACAGACCGTGCCATGCTCTCGCGCGCCGTGGCGGGCAAGCCGCTCTCGGCCGGCAATGTGTTGCTCCTGTGCGAGATGGCCGGGCTCGATCCGTTCGCCTTTCTCGTGCGCGAACATGCACGCCGCGTGACGATGAAAACCATTCTGGATCAGGCTGTTACAGCGCCTGTTTCCCGTGAGACGGGGAGGGCGGAGCGTTGAGCGATCCGGTCAACCACCCCCGGCACTACACCTCCCATCCCTCCGGCGTGGAGTGCATCGCGATCGTCGAGCACATGAATTTCTGCCTCGGCAACGCGGTGAAATACATCTGGCGCGCCGATCTCAAGCACGACAACGCGCTGGAGGATCTGGAGAAGGCGGCTTTCTACATCCGGCAGGAGATAGACCGCCGGCGTCGCGCCCAGGGCGAGGGTTCGCCATGAGCGCGGCAACCGAAACTCTCCGTCCTGATAGCCAGCGTCGCCTATCGGCGTCACACGGCGGTGCCGTCCATCTGTCGCTTTCTGGCATGGCCGCCGCCCAGCTTCGTCTTGCCGCCGACGATCTGGCGGTGCGGCCGCAGGCCCTGGCGGCAGCGCTGCTGACGGTGCTCTTGCGCGATGGCATGGTCGACAGCGTGCTCGACGGAGCGGACCCAACGCAGTTTTCGGGGCGCACTCCAGCGCGGCACGGGCTTACGTCACTGCGCTGTGCCGTGCTCTATGTCTTGGCGCTGCATGCCGATGCCGATGGCGTGGTGCAATTGTCTGCGCGGGCTCTGGCGCGGCTTTGCGGCGGCGGCTCGCATGCCGGCATACTCAGCGCAATGGATGCGCTCGCCGAGCGTGGCTTGCTCCTCAATCTCGCCCCGGCCGGCCATGCCAACCAGCCGCGCATCTGCCGGCTGACGCCGCAGGGACTCGCGGTGGCGGCCGATCTTGGCGACCTGGGATATGCGCCGGGAGGCGGTCGTGGATAGGGCGCAGGAGGCGAGGCACCTTGCCGGCATCCGCGCCCGGCTCGCCGCGCTGGATGGCGCGGACTGGACGCTCGCGGCCGAGGACGGGCGCATGCGGATCTTTGCCCGCACGCCGGACGACATGGTCGGCATCGCCGATTTCACCCAGCTTGCCACCACCGATGACATGCAGCTCGCCGCCTATGCGCCGCAGGACATGCGCTTCCTGCTGTCGCTGCTCGACCGCTGCGCGGCGCGGGTGAAGGCGCTGGCGCCACCCGAGCCGAACAGCAGGCAGGCGGATGCGCAGGCTTCCGCGCGGCATGACGGGAAGAACCATGCGGCCGAGGCCGCCATGCTCTGTGCCGTGCCGGCCTTCAAGCGCTTCCTGATGGAGCGGCACGGGCTGGAAAGCCCGGCCTCTGACGAGCGTGCGGCGCAGAAGCTGCGCGGCCTGCTCGGCGTGTCCTCGCGGCGCGGGATCAATGAAAACCGTGATGCGCTTGCGCGCTGGAAGGCGCTGCGGGCCGATTTCTACACATGGAAGGGGAGGGAGGTGGTTTGAACATCCGTGCCGATCTGTTCTCGACCGAGGTCGTGCCGCAGAAGCAACGCTGGCGCTGCCTGCCCTGTCCCGGCTCATATCGTCCCGCGCGGGTTCCTCTCCCGGTCATCCCGCCGGCGCGGAGGGGCAGGCGCCGCGTGCGTGTCGTCGACAGTTTCGCCGGCGGCGGTGGAGCTTCGAACGGCATCCGGCTCGCGCTCCAGCAGCTTCATGCCATGGAACTGCTTCCGACGGGGCATCCGCTCGATGTCGACTTTGCCGTCAATCACGACGATGCGGCGCTTTGCATGCATGCCGCGAACCATCCCGACACCACCCACCTGCCGGCCAATGTCTGGCAGGTGTCGATGCGGGAAACGCTGGGCGACGACCTGTTCGGCCTTCTGTGGCTTTCGCCGGACTGCCGCGACCATTCTTCCGCGAAGGGCGGGCCTATCACGTCGCGCGCCGTACGCGACCTGGCATGGGTCGCGGTGAAGTGGCTGAAGGAACTGCCCGACTGGCAGCGGCCATGGGTGATCTGCCTCGAAAACGTCAGCGCCTTCGCGAAGTGGTCGCCGCTGATAGAGCGACCCGACGGCAAGGGCTTCATGCGCGATCCGCAGCGGCTGGGATGGACCTTCCATCAGTTCGTCCACGCGCTTTCCCGTTTCGGCTACTCGATCGGGTGGAAGGAGATCGTCGCCTGCGAATATGGCGACCCCACCATCCGCAAGCGCCTGAAGCTGGTGGCGCGCCGCGACGGCCTGCCCGTCGAGTGGCCCGAGCCGACGCACGGCGAACCGAAGTCCGAGGCCGTGCAGTCGGGCCGGTTGCAGCCGTGGCCCGTTGCGGCCGACATCCTCGACTGGTCGCTCGACTGCCCCTCGATCTTCATGACGAAGGAGGAGGGGCGCGAATATACCCGCTGCACCGGAAAGCGCGTCATCCGGCCGCTCGCCGTGAAGACCGATGCCCGGCTGGCCTACGGCGTGAAGCGGCATGTCATCGATGCGGGTGACGATGCGTTCGTCGTGACCTGCAATCATGCCGGTGACGGGTTCCGCGGGCAGGGGCTTGGCGAGCCGTTTGCGACCGTAGCGCGGGCACGCGATGCACACGGGCTCGTCGTGCCGCATATGATGACGATGCGCAATTCCGGCACGCCAACGTCGGGCGCGGACGCGCCCGCACGCACGATCATGGCCGGTGGGGCGAACCAGTTCGCCGTCGAGGCGGCTATATCCCCGTTTGTCAGCCGCGGTCAGCATGGTGGCGGCAACAGGCCCGCCGGCACTCCGGTGCACACCATCGCGGCGTCGGACGGCGACCAGAACCAGATCGTCGTTCCCTATCTCGTGCCGCGCTACGGCGAGCGCGACGGGCAGGAGCCGCGCAGCGTCGGCATAGACCGACCTGCGCCCACACCGGTGCCCGACGGCAATCAGGGCAATCTGGCGGCGGTCTATCTCGCGCAGCACAACAACGACAGCCGCAGGGTGACAGGCGTCAATCCGGGGCGGCCGGCCGTAAAGCCGCTATCGACGATCACGAATGAGGCGTCCCAGCAGCAGATCGTCGCCGCCTCAATGCTGTCGCTCAAGGGCAGCGATCGGCGCGACGGTTCTTGCAAGGATGCGCATCCCGCCGTGTGCGCAGGCGGCCAGCACTCGGCCGTCGTCACGCTGCCCTTGATGACCGCCTACTATTCGACCGGCGGGCAACATGCCCGCGTCGATGATCCGTCGCTCACCGTGCCGACGAAGGCGCGCTTCGGGCTGACCGAAGTCGATGCCGTCGCGCCGCCGCTGACGGAGGCGCAATTGGCGCGGGCGCGGCAGGTCGCCGAGTTCCTGCGCCGGCACGGCTGCTGGGACGGCGGCGAGATCGTGACGCTGTCGATCCGCGGCATCGTGTTCGTGATCGTCGACATCGGCATGCGGATGCTGACGCCGCGCGAGCTCGCCCGCGCGCAGGGCTTTCCGGACAATCACATCCTAGATCCGATCTTCCGGGGCAAACCCCTGTCGGAGACCGAACAGCGCCACAAGATCGGCAATTCGGTCTGCGAGAAGCCGGCCGCCGCCGTCATCGTCGCCAACTACCGCCCGCCGCTGGAATGGGGCCTCGACGCTGAACCTTATCTGGAGGCGGCGGAATGAGCTGGAAGGCATCGGCGTGGGCGAAGGATCAGCGACTCGGCTCGCCTTCGGCGAAGTCGATCCTCATGTGTCTTGCGGACTATGCGGACCCTGACGGCCTGATCAAGGGATGGGCGAGCCAGGCCGATCTATCGGCGTCTGCAGAGGTCTCCGAGCGCACGGCGCGCGAATGGCTGCAACGGCTGGAGGATTGGGGGCTGCTGGAGCGCCGGCACCAGCAAAAGGCCAATGGCGCGCGCGCCGCGGACTGGATCGTGCTGCGGCTCGACCGCAGCGTGACGGACGGCTCCGAACGGTGCCGCGCCCTGAAGGACGGCGACATCCTACCGGCAGAATCTGCCGGTAGGGCCAACCGGCAACCAGACCCCGAGCCTACCGGCAATGAGGCGCATCCTACCGGCAGTCAGTTCCGGGCCTATAAGGAAGAACCGCCCTTAGAACCGCCCTTACCCTCCCAAGACGAGCGCGCGGAGGCGCGCGAGAGAGGGGACGATCATGAGGATCGGAAGAAGATCGAGGCAGCCTACTGGCGGATGATCAAGGTCTGGCCGCGCCTTAGCGGCATGCCGAAGGATACCGGCCTCAAAGCCTTCGCCGCCTTGTCGGCGGAAGATCGCGAGATCGCAGAGCGTCGGTTCCCCGCATGGCTGGCGCTGCTGAAGGCACAGGGCAAGGATCATGTCCATCAGCCCTCGACCTATTTTGGCAAGCGGCTGTTCGACGATGTGCCCGATCCGGTCGAGGATGGGGCGAAGCCGGTCGAGGGCAGGCCATGGGGACCGCATTGGGCGGGTGTTTGCCACCGCGAGCTGCTGACGGTCGCGCCGCAACCGGCGCCGCCGGCAGCTTCCGCCTTCCTGCGCGACTTGCTCCAGCGTGATGACGATCTCGGCAGGGCGGAACGTCTCCGCCGGCAGGCTGAACATGGCTGGCCGCGCGTGAAGCGCTGGCATGAGGCGGCGGCGAACCGGAAATCGATCACGGTCGCGCAGGAGGATGCATGGCTTGCCGGGCTGATGGAGTTCGTTCCGGCGGGCTCGCCGGTGCTGGCGGCATGGCGAGCGGAGTACGAGCGGCGCGGCTGGCCGTGGATACCGGACTTCGGCTCGCATCCCGGCGTGTTCTTCCCGGTGGGCGGAACGGACGGACTGGAAGCTTTCGAGAATGCGGTGCGCAGCGGTAGCGCGCGAGAGGCGGCGGAATGATCATGGCGAGGCCGGAGATCAGCGAACGTGAACTGCGGGCGCTGGAGCGCGGCCGGCAGAAGGCGGAGCTTATCGCATGGCTGCGCCGAGAGGCGGCAAGCCGGGACGGCGAGATGGCCTGGTACGTGGCCCGCACGCGTTGGGCCGCTGATTCGGTTGCTGCCGAACTGAGGGCGGTGGGAATCGAGGCTGTTTGTCCGATGGAGCGTCGCTGGAAGCGGCATCCGCGCTCGCTCCGACGCTATTCTGTGGAAATCCCTGTCCTCGGTAACCATGTCTTTGTGCACCTCCTCCGGGCGGAAAGTGCATGGGTCGGTACGCTCACTTTCGAGGGGATCGAGGGGCTGCTTGGTCTGGGCGAGGGAAGGGGTGAGAAGCCTGTGCCGCTCACCGCTGCCGAAGTGGTCAACATCATGTCTTTGCTGGACGTTTCGCATTCCTGCCCGGTCGAGGAAGCCACAGGCTTGATGGTAGGTGACTCGGTGCTACACCCGCTCGGGATCATGGCGGAACTCAAGGGTACGGTGGTCGAGATCGATGCGGTGAAGCGCGAGGCGCTGATATCGACCGTGTTGTTTGGCCGTGAGATGTCGACGCGGTGCGGGATTGACGATCTCGAAAAGCTGTCATAGCGATTCCGCCCAAGGTCGAGAAGCAAGGTCGCCATCCGAGAACGACGCCTCGTCCTGCCCTGACACCGCCGATGCAGGCGACCGACTCAGGGCCTATGCGCAAGCTATGTCTTACACTCATCGCAGGTCAGGATGGCACGGCTCACAAGCCTCAAGCCGCGCATCGGCGCGCTGGCGCCGCGCATCGGCTATGCAACGGGTGATGAGCAGGCCCGGTCACGTCAGCGCGATGCGACCATCGGCTGGCGCGCCTGGTACAAGACGGCACGCTGGCAGAAGCTGCGCGCTGAGATACTGCAGCGCGACCTCTACACCTGCCAGAAGACGGGCGTGCTGCTGATCGGCAGACACCCTGCACCAGACAGCCCGGTAGTCGACCACATCACGCCGCATCGCGGTGACGAACGCCTGTTCTGGAACCCATCGAACCTGATGGCCGTCAGCAAGGCCTATCATGACAGCACCAAGCAGGGCGAGGAGCGCCGAGGCGCCTGACCCCTGACGCCGCGCTCCCAAACGGGGGGGGTCGAAAGTCCGTGCCCCTCCCAACTCCAGACCCGCGCCCCCCTCATTCGCCGGTTTTTTTCGCCGATGTCAGATTTTGAGCCAGCGTTCGACCTGCTGGGCGATCCGATCCCGGAGAATTTCGGGCGGCGCGGCAGGCCACCGCATATCGCGACCGTGCAGAACCGCAACAAAATCATGCTGTTGCAGGCGCAGGGCTGGACGCCGGCGCGCATCGCCGGGGCGATCGGCATCACGATGCCGACCTTGCGGAAGCATTATTTTCGCGAGCTAAAGTTCCGCGATGTCGCTCGTGACAGGGTGGAGGCGATCGGCCTGCTCACCCTGTGGGATCAGGGGCGCGCCGGGAACACGGCGGCCATGAAGGAGTATCTTCGGCGCTTCGACATGGCGGCTTCGATCGAGTTCGACGACCGGTCGGAGCGGGCCAGCGAGAACCTTGGGAAGAAGGAGCAGCTGCGCCGCGAGGCGGCGAACCCGCCCGACGAGTGGGAGAGCGTGACGCCGAGGGTGGCGCACTGATGCCGGACTTCTCCTGCCCGGATTGGTTCGAGAAGCTGAAGGCTGGCCGGCCGCCGCTGCCCGACAGCCTGCCGCTGGACGTGGAGGAGGCGCGGCTGGCGGTGGACGTGTTCAACAAGCTTCGCCTGCCGGACGTGCCGGGTAAGCCGCTGCTGCGCGACGTGGCCGGCGAATGGGCGCGCGATTTCGTGGCCGCCATCTTCGGCCTGGTCGAAATGAGCGAAGACCGCTCCGTCATCGTCAACCGCAAGGCGCGGAAGTTCTTCCAGCTCGTGCCCAAGAAGAACTCGAAGACGACGAACGGCGCCGCGATCATGATGACGGCGATGCTGCGCAATCGCCGTCCGAACGCCGAGTTCCTGCTGGTCGGCCCGACGCAGGCTACGGCCGAGCGGGCCTATGAGCAGGCCGAAGGGATGGTGAAGGCCGACACCTGGCTGTCGAAGCGATTCCATCTGCGTGAGCATCTGAAGACGATCGAGGACCGCACAAACGGCGCGAAGCTGCGCATCCGATCCTTCGACAACAAGGTGATGACGGGCGCAAAGCCGGTCGGCGTGCTGGTCGACGAGCTCCACGAACTGGGCAAGATCGGCTATGCCGCCAAGGTGATGACCCAGATCGAGGGCGGCATCATCGCCAATGCCGAGGGTTTCGTCATCATCATCACGACGCAGTCCGACGAGCCGCCCTGCGGCGTGTTCGAGGATGAGCTGAAACTGGCGCGGGCGATCCGCGACGGCGAGTTCGTCGACAGCGAGACGCTGCCGATGCTGTACGAGTTCCCGCGCGAGTTGCAGGCGGACGAGGCGCAGCCCTGGGCGGATCCCGCGAACTGGCCGCTCGTGCTGCCAAATCTCGGCAAGTCGATCACGATCGACCGGCTGCTGCCGAAATACCGCGAGGCGCGTGAGGCCGGGATCGAGAAACTGTCGATCTGGGCATCACAGCATCTCAACGTCGAGATCGGCATCGCGATCAACAAGGATCGCTGGGCCGGAACGAACTATTGGCAGGGGGCGGCGCGGCCGGGCCTGACGCTTAATGAGCTGATCGCGGTTTGCGATGTCTGCGTCGTCGGCATCGATGGGGGAGGGCTCGACGATCTGATGGCGATATCCGTCATCGGGCGGCATGCCGAGACGCGGACCTGGCTGCATTGGGCACGGGCGTGGGCGCATCCCGACGTGTTCGAGCGGCGCAAGGAGATCGCGTCGAAGCTGCATGATTTCGAGCGCGACGGCGATCTGGTCGTCTGCACCGAAACCGATCAGGACATCATCGAGATCACCGATATCTGCGAACGGCTGCTGCTGGCGGGCAAGCTGCCCGAGAAGGCCGGCATCGGCCTCGACGCCTATGGCGTCGCCAGCCTGCTCGACGCGCTCGCCGATCGCGGCATGGCCGGCGACCTGACGCTTGCCGTGGGGCAGGGATGGAAACTCCAGTCCGCCGTCACCACGCTGCCGCGCAAATTGAAGGACCGGACGATGCAGCATTGCGGCCAGCCGCTCATGGCATGGGCGGTGGGCAATGCGAAGACCGAGTTGCGGGGCAGCAATTACCTGGTGACCAAGCAGGCGGCGGGCGCGTCGAAGATCGATCCGCTCATGGCGACATTCAATGCCGCCATGCTGATGTTCCTGAATCCCGTCGCGTCCGGAGTCTCGGTGTACGAGTCGCGCGGCATCCTGATGGTGTGAGGGCGGATGGGAATCTTTGACCTCTTCCGGTCGCGCGCCTCTGCGCCGGCGCGCGATGCCGCCACGCCGCGCGGCTATGGCGGCGAGGCTGTCATGGCGCTGTCGCTGACGGACCCGCTACTGCTCGATTTCATGCGCGGCGGCGTCGATGCGGTGACAGGGCAAAGCATCGGCGTCTCGCAGGCGCTCCGCAATCCGGCGATGTTCCGCGCGGTCAGCCTGATCTCCAACTCGATCGGCATGCTGCCGCTTCATCTGATCAACGAGGACACGAAGGAAAAGGCCAAGGATCACCCGCTCTACCGGCTGCTGCATCGCAAGCCCAACGGCTGGCAATCGGCCTTCGATTTCCGGTCCCTCATGCAGTTGCGCGCGCTGGTGCACGGCAATGCTTATGCTCTGGTCGTGCGCAGCCGCGATATTCGACGCCAGCGTGACGGTGTAGCGCAGATCGTGCCGCTCGATCCGTCCTGCGTCGAGGTCAAGCAGGATGCTGACTGGAGCGTCCACTATGAATACCGGCCGAAAAGCGGCACGCCGCGCAAGCTGAAGCCCTCGGAGGTCTTTCATCTGCGCGGGCTGTCGCTGGATGGGCTGCACGGCCTGTCGCTGGTGAAGCAGGCGCGCGATGCGATCGCGATCGCGCTCGCCGCCGAGATGGCCGCCGGCCGCCTGTTCAAGAACGGCGTCCTCGCCGGTCAGGCACTCACCCATCCGGGGAAGCTCTCGGTCGAGGCGTATAATCGTCTCAGGGACAGCCTGGCCGAGAAGGAGGGCGCGGAGAACGCCGGCAAGTCCCTCATCCTCGAAGAGGGGATGAAGTGGGACGCCGGAACGAAGTCGGCGCGGGATTCGCAGCTCACCGAACTGCGCAAGCTTCAGGTCGAGGAGATCGCCCGCGTCACCGGCGTGCCGCGCCCGCTGCTGATGGTCGATGAGACGAGCTGGGGTTCCGGCATCGAGGCGCTGGGCCAGTTCTTCGTCGCCTATGCACTCAATCCGTGGTTCGAGGCTTGGCAGCAGGCGGTGGAACGTACGCTTCTCGCCGATGACGAGCAGGGTGTCTATGCCGCCAAGTTCAACGCCGGCGCGCTGCTGCGCGGCTCGCTGAAGGACCAGGCGGATTATCTCGCAAAGGCACTCGGGTCCGGCGGTCATCAGCCATGGATGTGGGCGGATGAAGCCCGCGACACGATGGACCTGCCGAAGCGGGACGCCCCGCCCAACACCATGACCGGCCACAATGGCGGCCCTCCGCTCGAAGACTGAGGAAAATCCCATGCGACAGCACCCCTGCCGCCCTCGCGTGCTCGCGAAGGCGCGACCCGGCGCGCTCCCGATGCCGGCAAGCCGAAAGGTCGAGGCCTTCACCAAGTCGGCCGTCTTCGACAAGTGGAGCGACGAGTCCGCCGGCATCCGGGCCCTGGAAGCCGGCGACAACGTCATCAGCATGTTCGACGTGATCGGCGAGGACTGGTGGAGCGGCGGCGGGGTAACGGCGAAGAAGGTCGCCGCCCAGCTGCGCGCCATCGGCGACCGCCCCGTCGAGGTGCAGATCAACTCGCCCGGCGGCGACATGTTCGAGGGCATCGCGATCTACAACGTGCTGCGCGAGCATCCGCAGGAGATCACGGTGAAGGTCATGGGCATGGCGGCCTCTGCGGCGTCGATCATCGCCATGGCAGGTGACCGCATCGAGATCGGCGCGGCCTCCTTCATCATGATCCACAATTGCTGGGTGCTGGCGATCGGCAACCGGCACGACATGCGCGAGACCTCCGAATGGCTTGAGCCGTTCGATGCCGCCATGGTCGATGTTTACGCCGCGCGTTCCGGACAGAAGGCCGATCAGGTCGCGAAGTGGATGGACGCCGAGACATACATGTCGGGCAAGCAGGCCATGGATCGCGGCTTTGCCGATGCGCTTCTGCCGGCCGACACGATCACGGTCGATGAGGACGCGAAGGCGCGCGATCGCACCATCAACGAATTGCGGGCGGCGGAACTGTCGCTCGTGCAGGCGGGCATGACGCGCTCCGAGGCGCGCGCCCGTCTCAGCAGGATCAGCGGCACGCCAGGCGCTGCCGCTGAAGCCACGCCGGGCGCTGGCGACGACTGGTCCGGGCTTTCCGGGCTCCTTTCCACGCTTCGTTCCTAAGGAGAACATGATGAAGCACATTGCACCGGGGGCCTTCGCCCTCGCAAACCCGCTTGCCGCGCGCCCGCGGGCCGTAACCACGGCTCCCCGCGCCGATGCGAACGACCCGAAAAAGCTGCTCGCCGAGCTGCAGAAAGCATTCGAGGACTTCAAGGCCGCGAATGACGAGAAGCTGAAGGGCAAGGCCGATGTCGTGCTCGACGAGAAGGTCACGCGTATCGACGCGGCCGTCGGCGATTTCCAGAAGGCAATCGACGATCTCAATGCCAAGCTCGCTGCGGCGCAGCTGGGCAATGGTGGCCGCGAGCTTCGCGACCCGGAATATTCCGAATCGTTCCGCGCGCATTTCGCCAAGGGCACTGTCAATGCCGCTCTCAACAAGGGCGCGGACGACGAGGGCGGCTATCTTGCGCCGATCGAGTGGGATCGCACCATCGTCGACAAGCTAGTCGAGATCTCGCCCATGCGTTCGATCGCTCAGGTGCAGACGATCAGCACGGCCGGTTTCAAGAAGCTGTTCAACCTGCGCGGCACCGGCTCGGGCTGGGTGGGCGAAACGGCGGCGCGTCCCGAGACGACGACGCCCGAGTTCGGCCCGCTGACCTTCACGCCGGGCGAGCTCTATGCCAATCCGGCGGCGACTCAGCAGCTTCTGGATGATGCCGAGATCGATCTTGAGGCGTGGCTGGCGGGTGAGGTCGAGACCGAGTTCGCCTATCAGGAGGGTCTGGCGTTCGTATCCGGCAACGGCACGAACAAGCCCTTCGGCTTCCTCACCTATGTGACCGGTGCGGCCAACGCCGCCGCTCATCCCTTCGGCGCAATCCAGTTGAAGACCGCTGCGAGCGCGACGGCAATCACCACGGATGAGCTGATCGACCTCGTGTACCTGCTGCCGCAGGTCATGCAGCAGAATGCGCGTTTCGTGCTGAACCGCAACGCTCTCGGGACGGCGCGCAAGCTGAAGGACGGCGAGGGCAATTACATCTGGCAGCCGTCCTTCCAGCTCGGCCAGCCGTCGCAGCTTCTCAGCTACCCCGTTACCGAAATGGCGGCGATGCCGAATATCGCGGCCAGCGCGGTGCCGATCGCCTTCGGTGACTTCCGCCGCGGCTACCTGATCGTCGACCGCACGGGTGTCCGCGTGCTGCGCGATCCCTACACCAACAAGCCCTACGTGATGTTCTACACCACGAAGCGCGTGGGTGGCGGCGTGCTGGACCCGCAGGCGCTCAAGGCGCTGAAGATGGCCGCTTCCTGACCGGAGCGTCGTTCAAACCATGTCGGCGGCGGACAGCGCCGCCGGCAACCGCAGTGCATTCCCCGCAACCGACAACAGGAGCCAGTCAGATGGCGAAGAAGACCGTGGAAGAGACGGCGACGGATGTTGCCGCAGAAGAGCAGAAGCGCCGGGAGGAAGCGGCCCAGCTGGCGACCGACAAGGCTGCCGAAGAGGGCAGGTTGCCGGCCGAAATGGCGGTGACGAATCCGGCGCCGGCGACCGAGATGGACAGTGGGTCCGGCGCATTCGTCGAGCCGGAGATCAAGGCGGCCATTCCGGTCGATCATCCGGCGGTGGAGAACAATCCGCGCGCCGGCACGTCTGCGGTGCAGAATGGCGGTGACTTCAACGATCCGGCGCGGCGTCATCCCTCCGATCCGGAGTTTTCCGGCCAGGGTCTCGATCTCAGCGTCTATGGCGAGCAGCCGAAGGCGGAGAAGTAGGTCGGATGTTCATCCGCGTCATTGTCCCGCCGGCGCCGATCCTCACGCCGGCGGATATTCCCGGTAGCCATGCGCCTGACGACGCCTCTGTCGCGCGCGTAATCGCGGCTGCAACGCGGATGATCGACGGCCCGGCCGGGTGGCTTGGCCGCGCCATCGGCGTACAGACGATCGAGGTCGCGGGGAATTTCTCCGGGTGCAGATTCCGTCTGCCTTGCCCTCCGCTCATCGATATCGTCAGCGTCATCGGCGAGGACCATGTTGGAAATGACGCAATAATCGACCCTTCGCTGTATCGCATGAGCGGTGAGGATGTCGTGGCGTGGGGCATTGGCGCATGGCTTCGCTCTCCGTTGCATCGCATCCGGTATCGCGCCGGATATAACGGCACCGCTGTCAGCGGCGGCGGAACGGGTGATGTTCCGGAAGAAGCGAAGTTCGCCGTCATGCTCATGGTGCAGGATCTGCTGCGACACGATCCTTCATCGCCGGGGCTGCGTTCGGAGACGGTCGAGGGCGTCGGTGTCCGCAGCTATTTCGATGGAGCCAGCGTCTCCGCGCATGTGCGCACGGCGGCGGAAAGCTTGCTTTCCGGATTGAAGGTGCCGAAGGTATGACGCCAGCCGATGCCATCGCGATGCTGGACAGGCAGCTCGCCGACCATGGCGAGAATGTCACCTATCATGTGGTGACTGCCGGAGCAGCCGACGCCGGCGCGCTTGTTCGCGCCTTCGTGCGCGGCCTCAAGCCCGAAGAGCTCGTTGGCACCATCAGCCAGAAGGATCGCAAGGTCACGCTGTCGCCGAGCAGCGGCGTGGCGCCAGTGGAAGGGAACCGCTTCGATATCGCTGGCAAGGACTGCACCATCATCGCCGTCGAGCCGGTGCGGCTGAACTCCGCCGTCGTCCGCTACAACGTCGTCGTGAAGGGATAGGGCATGCATGAAGCTCTGGTTGAATTTCATTATGCGGGGGACGGCAAGGTGCCCGTGCGCTATCGCGTCGGCGCCTCCGTCCCGGTTCGTCCTGAGCATGTCGCCCGGCTTGTGGAGCGGGGCAAGATCGTCGGCGACATTCCGGCCACGACGGATACCTCTGACGAAGTCCTCGGGCTGCTGCCTCCTGCGCGAGGCAAGGCACGCAAGCGGTGAGCATGATCGCCATCACCGCCGCCTTTGCTGCGATCAAGGCGCGCGCCGAGGCGAACATCAGCGGCGTTCCGATGTTCTGGCAGGACGGCGGCAACCACCTGCCGGACAAGGTCGGCCCGTTCATCTATTTCGAGCTGCTGATCGAGGGTGCCAGCCCGATCGAGATCGGCGGCGGCCGCGGCGCCAATCGGCATCGCAACACTGGCGAGCTGAACATCTATGTCTTTGACGCGCTTGGCGTCGGACTCTCTGCGCTTCTGGCGCGTGCAGAGCCGATCGCGGCGGTGTTTCGCGGCTGGCGCGGTGACGGCGTCTCGATACCGACAGCATCGGTTCATCCGCTCGGTGAAGGCGAGAGCCTGACACCGCCCGGCATGGACAGTGTTGCCGGCAACTATGTCGCCGTCGTCGTTCACGCGTCTCTCTACTTCGACCAGAAGGCCTGATCGGCCTTTCCTCCATCATCTGACCGGCTGCGTCCTGCGCGAGCCGCGCTTTCCGCTGTAAAGGAGATCAGCATGTCGGTTCTCGCCGAAGACCTTTCCAATCGCCTCGTCATCAAGGCGCACAGCTCGACCACCTTCGACCCCGTGAGCACGCCGGATATCGACACCGACCCCGGCCCGAGCGGTGGACAAATCTGGCGCTATGTCTCGCACAACCTCGCCCTGCCGCGCGACAACTACACGTCGAACGAGATGCGGCAGGACCAGGTGCAGCCGCTGGCGAAGCTGGGTACGAAGCGCGTCCCGGTGCAGACCAACCACCTGCTTTCCTGCGGCACCCACGCGCTGGCGCTGGAGGCCGTTCTTCAGGGAACATGGTCCGCGGCCGCCATCACGCTCGACGAGGCGACCATGACGAGCGTCGCCGCCGACAGCGTCACGTCGTCGTTCACCTTTGCCGCCGGCGATCCCGTCACGGCCGGCCTGCGCGTCGGCGACGTGGTGCGCTTCTCCGATCTCTCCGTCGCGGCCAACAATGGCGTGAACTTCATCGTCATCGCGTTCGGCGGCACGTCGAACCGGGAAGTGACGGTCTTCCCGGCGCCGACCACCATGGTGGCGGACACCGACTTCGACATGACGACGGTCGGGCGCTCGCTGATCGCGCCTGCCTCTGGCCTCGTCCGGCGCAAGTTCGTGCTGGAGACCTATACGCCAGACAGCGACATCGCGAAGGTCTATTCGGACATCCGCTTCGGCGGGTTCGAGCTGTCGCTTTCGCCGAACCAGAATGCGCAGATCAATTTCACCGGCATGGGCCGCGATCGTGCGGTGTTCTCCGGTCTGAACGCGCCGTTCTTTGCCTCTCCCACCGAAGAGACTGGCACCGATATCCTGTCCTCGATGGATGGGCTCCTGCGCCTGAATGGCTCGACGCTCGCCGTCGCGACGGGATTCCGGCTGAACTGGAACAAGCCGCTGAATGCACCGGCCCAGCTCAAGGCAGACGGGCTCTCAGCCGGCGTCGTCGCGACGCAGTCCGCGGCGGTCAGCGGCCAGTTCACGGTGTTCGAGATCGATACCGCCTTCCACACGCTCTATGACAGCGAGGCGGAGTTCGAATTCATCGGCTATCTGCCGGACAGGGACGACGGCCCGGCGCATGGCATGGTCTTCTTCATGCCGCGCGTGAAGATCACCAACATGACGGAAACGGTCGTGGATGGTGCGCGCGCCCTCCAGTGCGACTTCTCGGCTGGCCGCTATTTCGGCTCGGCGCCGGGCGTCGAGAGCACGGTGCTGCGCATCGTGGATACCGCCGTCGCCTGATGACCAATCCCGGCCGGCACCGGGACGAGATCAGCGCTGATGGCGGCGGGGATGCCGGTCTCCGTCGCCAACCTTTCCGGCAAAAGGAACGACCATGAAGACCTCCGCATTCGCCGGGCTCGCCGCCCAGGTGGACAAGCCCTTTCGTGTCCATATCATCCATCCCGCCACCGGCCGCACAGTCGCCGACAAGGATGGCAATCCAGCCTTCATCGAGGTGCTTTCGGCCGACAGCACGGCAGCCGAGACCTTCGACCGCGAACGGCAGCGCAAGCTGAACGATGCCGCGAAAAGCACGCTGCTCGCTGGTACGGCCACGCCGGATGACGAGACGCCCGAGGTCGTGGCCAAGCTGGCGGCACTGACCAGTGCGTGGCATCTGGTCGACATCGCGACGGGCGAAGTCATCGACGTGCCCTGCACGCCGGAGAACGCGCAGGAGCTCTATGTGTCGCGCGCCACGCGCTGGATCTATCTCCAGGTGATGCCGCAGGCGGCGAACATCGCAAATTTTCTTCCGCCCTCATCGAAGGGCTGATCACATATGCGGAATGGTCGTTCCGTCACGGTCGAAAGACGGCGGACGGGGCGACAGAGGGCGACCACAGCGCCGCTGCACAGCGCATTGCCAAGAAGCTCGGCAAGGTCGTGGTGATGCAGAAGGCGCCATCCGTGCCGCCATTCCCGGCTCGACTGACTTACCTGTGGCGAGACTTCTGCGACATCGTCGCCGGGATGGAAGGCAATGGCTGGGGACCGCCCGTCATCACGTGGCAGGGATTGTCGGCATGGTGCAAAATGACAGGCGCCCAGCTCGCGCCATGGGAAGCGCGATTGCTGATCCGGCTGGGCTCGCTGCGGGCGCGCATCCTCTCGGAGGCATCCAGTGAGCGTTCGGACAAAGATCGAGCCAATCGATAGCTGGGTTCAGGTCGTCGTTCGCGATGATCTGTCACCCGAGGCCCGGTCGAAAGCCGTGGCTGACCTCGCGCGGACTGCGATCGCGGATGCGCGGGAAGGCAATCGCCGTGTGCTGGGCCGCGACACGCCGGCAAAGACCTTCGTTGATGGCCGGGAGGGTGCGCCGCTCGAAAGTGTCGATCCGGACCGCGGCGTGATCGTTGCCGAGTTCGACCTTGCTATGGATGTGCTCAACTGGATCGCCAACCGGCTGCGCGAGGCATCGCCGGTGCGGTCCGGAGCATATCGGGACGCGCACCGCCTGTTCGCCGATGGTCGGGAAGTTCTGCCCACGGAAGATATACCGCAGGCCGCCGAGTTCTCCTTCACCAACACGGTGCCGTATGCGCGCCGGCTGGAGGTGGGCAGGACGAAGTCGGGCCGGGCCTTTGTGATTCAGGTGGAGCCGCGCATTTATGAGCGAGTGGCGAAGGAAGCCCGGCAGCGCTTCGGGAACATAGCCCAGGTCGGCTACACGTTCCGGGCTCTGGCGGGCGTCGCTACCGCTGGCCGTGGCCGCGGCGAGAAGAAGAAAGATTTGCGGTATCCGACGATCACCGTCGCGCTTCGGTAACAGTCCTCAGCGAGCGCACTTGCGCAATGCATATTCAAGGTCCTCCGCCGAGGCGGTGAACGCTTTGAATGCAGCGACGAGGTTCGCGTAGTTTATATCGTACTCGCGCAAGAGGTCGTACTTAACGCTCGGCATGTAAATTGCTGCACTGCCCATACTTGTCTCCGGAGGAAGGTTAGCAAGGGGTCTGATCAGTGTTTTCATGATGTCGACCGTCTCCGCATGTTGCTTGCAGCGATCCTGTTCAGCGAGCGCTGCAGAGGCGATCAGCATGACACCCGCTGCCAAAAGTAGACGCCGCATTGATGCCTCCCTCGATGCGTGAGGCTCGCTAGATAGCAGGAAATCTTCATGGCGACCATTCAGGAGGCCACGCGACGGCTGACGATCGAAAGTCAGACTCGCGGGGTGAACGAGACTACCGACCAGCTGAAGCGGCTTGCCGACGCGCAGGACGGAGTTGCTACCGCATCGCAGCGCACTGAGCGATCGACCGTAAGTCTCGAACGGCGGATGGATGCGATTCAGCGTAAGTATGATGAAGCCTATCGGGCTCAGTCCGATCTTGCGCGGCTCGAAAAGGAGCTAAGTGCCGGGCAGGCCCAAGGACTACTTACCGCTCAGCGGCGGCTGGAAGTACTATCGATGGCCGCGGAGCGGCATGGCCTTGCCACCGCTGCGATCAACCGCGAGGCCGACGCTACCGACCGTCTCGCCAGTAGCCAGCGCCGAGCTTTGGTCACCATGCAGGCCGCGAACCAGAACCGCGCGCATAGCGTCAACCTCGGCTTTCAGGCGCAGGATATCCTTGTCACCTCCATGATGGGCATGGATGCGCGCATGATCGCCATGGGGCAGGGCATGCAGATCGCAGGCATCGTCCAGCAGATGGGCGGCGGTGCGAGCGCGGCCGTGGCCTTCAAGGATGCTCTTCTCGGCCTGATCAGTCCCGCGAGCCTCGCCGCGGTTGCGATCACCGGACTCGCGGCGACCGCGATCCAGTACTTCATGCGCGGCGAGGAGACGATCAAGACCTTTGACGATGCGCTGAAGGTTCACAGCACTACGGTTGATCTGCTGCGCTCGCGCTACGGCGGCCTGGGTGATGCCATCGCAGCAATTACGCCGTCAGGAGCCGCTCTTACCGCGGCCTCTGTGCGCGAAAACATGGCGATGATGGAGGCCGTTCAGCGCAATTTGACCTCTGGTCTCATGGGGAAGTTGGAGGACAATGAAGGGTGGACGCGCGCATGGGGTATGTTCGCATCCGATGGTGTTGCAGCCCTGCGAGGCCTTGGCGGTGATCAGCGCCAGTTCGCGGCACCTGTCGAGCGCTTCCTTCAGTCCATCCGCGATGGAAGCCCAAAGGTCGCCGAGTTCGAAGCAGAGGTCGAGTCGCTCTTCAGCGTCCTTGTCGGTCGCTCGGAAAACCCCGCCGCCTTGCGCACGACCGCCGACGCGATCCTCAGTATGGGTGCCGCTGCGGTCGAGGTCGGCGGCAAGTTCTCTCCGTTTGCAAAGGAGATCAGTCGGCTACGCCTGGAAGTAGCGGACGGACTTGTTCCGGATATCGGCCGGGCAATCCGCCATATGGATGAGATGGCGCGCGCCGATCCGGGTCTGCGCAAACTCGCCGACGATGCCATTATCGCGGCCCGCGAACTCTATGAGCTATCACAGCGCATGCGCGAGTTGGCGGATATGCAGCGCCGCGCCGAGGCGGGACAGCGCGGCTTCATCATAGGCAGTCCGGAGGAGGCGGCGCGCAACGCCTATCTCGATCGGCAGCGTCTTGCTATGCGCGAGATGCAGAAGAGCTTCGACGCCGACATGCTCGCAATGGGCGCCAGGTCACCAGCACAACTGGCGGCTGCCGCTCGGGCGCGTGAGGAAGCTCGCACCGTCGAGGGGGAGAGTGGCCCTGAACGAAATCTGCGCGTCGAGCTTGCTGGCAAGCGCGCTTTGGCTGAGGCAGAGCACCGGCTGACCGAGGCGCGCGAGGAGCGGCAGCGCTCGCTGGACAAGTCGCTTGCCAGCCAGCAGATGGAAATCTCGCTGATCGGCCAGACGGCGGCCGAGGCGGCGCGCCTGCGCATGGAGTTCGAGCTGACGGCGCAACTGCGCGAGGCGGCGGCACGCGCCGGCGCGCAGGCAGATGAGGCCGAGCTTGCGTTGATCCGCGAGAAGGCGCGCGAGGCTGGTAAGTATGCCGAGGCGCTGGCGCGTGGTCGGCTCCGTGACGATCTGATGTTCGACATGTCGCAGCGCGGCCGGTCGAGTGTGGACCAGCAGATCGCCGCCCGCCTGCGTGGCTCCGGCTTGTCGATCGACATGAACTCGCCCGAAGCGCGGCTGATGCGCGAGAACATCTATGCCGACCTGTTCAAGCAGGCGATTTCCAGCTTCGTCAGCGACTTCCGCTCGGCGCTGCTGAACAATGGCGGCGACATCGGCGACGCGCTCGGGCAGGCCGTGATGAACGCGGCGCTGCGCGGCCTCGACAAGATGCTGGAGCAGCAGATCGCCAATCTCGCCTCGGCGCTGTCTTCGAAGATGTTCGGCGGCTCGGGCCTGCTCAGCAATTCGTTTCAGGCGACGACCTCGCTTGGTGCAGTGCTCGGCTATTCGCCGGCGGCGAACCAGAACACGCCCGTCGCTGCCAATACAAACCTCGGCGGGGTCTCCGGGCAGGTCTGGAACTTCTTTGCCGAGAAGGGGCTCCAGCCGCATCAGATCGCCGGCATCATGGGCAATGTCCGGGCTGAGAGCAATTTCAATCCGAATGCTATCGGTGACGGCGGCAGGGCGTTCGGTCTGTTTCAGCATTGGGGGAACAGGGGCGGCGGTCCCGGCATGCTGGGTGACACGCAAGGCCAACTTGACCTTGCATGGCGGGAGCTTCAGACCACGGAGCGCCGCGCATTCGATCAGCTTATGTCGTCGCGCAATGTCCGAGAGGCGACCGCAGCATTCGGCGGGTTCGAACGGCCGAAGGGCTTTGCCTGGAACAACCCGGAGGCCATGCACAATTGGCAGGGCCGATTGTCGGCGGCCGAGAACGCGCTGACGCAGTTCGGCAGGACGACCACGCGCGCGACGCAGAATCTTGGCGAGTTCGGGGGCGGGCTGGGCCAACTCGGCAAGGCGCTGACCTCGGGTGGCGCCTCGGGGGCAAATTCGGTTGGCGGCCTGCTCGGCGGTCTCATCCAGTTGATCGGCGGCATCCTGTTCGACACCGGCGGCTATACCGGCTCGGGCGACCCGTCGGCGCCGGCCGGTGTGGTGCATAAGGACGAATTCGTGTTCTCGTCGCGCGCCACGCGCAACATCGGTGTCGCTGCGCTCGAAGCCATGCACCGCGCGGCGATGACCGGGCAGGGGTTTGCAAGCGGCGGCTATGGTGGCTACGGCGGCGGCTCCCGCCCGGCCGTACCGCCGACATGGACGCCGCCTTCCGCAGCTAATGTGCTGGCCGGCCTGCATGTGACGTGGGGCTGGGACCGGCGCGGCGACAGCAATATTGAGCCGGTCATCCGCTCGGTCGTTCAGAAGGAAGCGCCGCCCATTGCGCAAGAGGCGTCGGCTGGCACCGTTGCGCAGTATAATGACAGCCAGAAGCGCGGCGGACTTGAGCAGAACAACCACTTTTACCAGTCGCTCAAGAGGACGGCATGAGCAAGTTTGCCGACGCGCCAATGCTCTATGCCGACTTCCTCGCGGCCGAGAAGTTCACCGTGGATGTGGTCGGATCGGCGATCAGCGGCGGTCGGGATATCAATGGCCAGAGCGTGTCGACGGAATTGTCGGGCGGCGGTGCGCTCGTCGCAACCTTCGAGCGGTGCAACTGCTTTGAGCCGGAGCAGCAGGAATACATCAACATGCTCGCGGCGCGGCTGAATGGCTCGCACCGCTATATCAACGTACCGGTCATGTCGGATTTCATGGGGCCGTTCGGCGGGCAGTCGCCTATGATCGGTGGCATCCCGCATTCCGACGGCGCGTTGTTCTCCGATGGGTCTGGCTACAGCCAGGGGCGCGTGTTCGGGCAGATCGTCGAGGATGCCGCGCTCAACGCTGGCAAACTGGTGATGGATGTCTTCGGGGCGGCACGAAACCTCCGCTGGTCGGACTGGTTCTCGATCTTCCATCCGGTCAAGGGCTGGCGTGCCTATCGGTATTGGGAGCGCACTGATCCGGAAGATGTTACGGCGACCATCTCCGGATACGAGTACACCGGCAAACGCTACACACTTGCCCTGTCGCCGCCCCTGCGTGAGGCAACGCCGGCAGGGAAGAGGGTCGAGTTCGCACGGCCGCGTTTCGTCGCGAAGTTCCCGACCGATTTCACGCTGCCCTACAGCGTGGAGGGAACCTACCGCTCCGTGGCCGACCTCCGCTTTGAGGAGGCGATGGGCGGCTGATGGGCTGGGTTCCTGACAACATCGTCGAGGCGCTGCGCCAGAGCAATATGCTCGGCATCTACCTTCGCCTTGACATTGATCCGCCGCTGCGAATCTGCGTCGGCGTAAACGATATTCCGATCGGCTTCGAGAGCATTGATCCGGAAGGCGCGGTCTATCTCGGTGCCGGCCGGCTGGCGAACATCCCGGACCTTGAAGTCCTGATTAACGGCGTCGCCGATCGCGTCGAGTTCGTCCTTTCCGGTATCGATCCGGAGGAAGCGGACCGGCTCGACATCGAGGAGTGGAGCCAGGCCATTCGCGGCGCTGCCATGCATGTCGGCTTCACGACGCTCGACGACTATTACCAGCCCATGAGCAAGATCATCCCGCTCTGGACTGGAACGGGCTCGTTCATTGTCGAGAGTATGCCGGCGGTGAAGGGGCATGAGACGCCGACTGTGACGCTGGCGCTGTCGGCCTCGTCCGGCAAGGCGACACGAAGCCGCAATACACAAATCCTTTGGTCGGGCGCACAGCAGCGGGCGATGCATCCCGGCGATGCATTTTGCGACGGCACGGCGCGGCTGGCGCGCGGCGTCGCACCGGCATGGCCTCGGTACTGACAGGACACTTCATGACGGTTGAAGCCTTTCTCGACGGCGCCACGCGCCGCCGCTGGCAATGGGGCGTGCTCGATTGCAGCCTGTTCTGCGCTGATGCCGCGATGGTCGTCTCGGGACGTGATCCGGGCAAGGGCATTCGCGGGACCTATTCCACCGAAGCGGAGGCCATGGCTATCGTCGCGGCGGCAGGCGGCATGGAGGCTTTCATCGGAGCGCGGCTGGAGGCGATCGGCTGGCGACGCTGGTCCTATCGCGACGGGCCGTGGCGCGACTTCGACATCGGTGTGATCGACTGCCCGGCGGGGGCGCTGGGGCTGCGCACCGCAACGCCGGCGATCTGGTGGGCCGAAAAGCGACGCTGGATCGCCCGAACGCCGGTCGGGCTGATCTCCGGGAAGTTCATGCACAAGGCGGTGTGGCGTTTCGATGCGTAAGAACCTGGTTCTCGCACATGAAGCGTCGCTGCTCTCGGGCGCGTCGCAGATGGCGATTGCCGCGCGCACCATGCGCACCGGCATCATCGAGACATGGATCCTGCTCGGCCTGACATCGCTGGGCGTCGGCGCGACCGGCCTTGCCATTCTGGTGCCGGCGCTCACAGCGCTGACGGTCACCGCCGTCACGGTCGGCCTTCAGATGCTGTTCATGCCGAAGCCGCCGAAGGCTGAGGATGCGCGCAATGCGAAGCTCCAGCCGATACCGTATAGGGTCTACGGGATCGGCACCAACCGGATCGCCGGTTCCTGCATGCTGTGGGAGGCGAAGAACAACTACCTCTACATGGTCAACGCGCTCTGCGCTCATCGTATCGCGGAGATCAAGCGCTACTGGCTGAACGATGACATCGTCACGCTCTCCGGCACAAAGGTGCAAGTGGGGGCCGACAGGCGCTACAACGGCAACACGATCGACATTCAGACGCGCCTCGGGGTTGTCCCGGAGACACCCTACGCCAACGTCGTCGCGGCGCTGTCATCCGACGACATCTGGACCAACGACCATCGCGGCGACGGGCAAGCCTCGCTTGCAATGGAATGCCGGTCGGTCAAGCAGAAAGAGTTCTCGACCATCTATCCGTTCGGCCCGCCTTCTCCCTCGGTTGAGGCCGA